TATATGTTGGAAAAAAATTGGGCACTTCGGGCACACCCCCCTCATAAACCCAGTATTGGTGTGGGTTCATAGGCGTGTCCGAAGGTGTGTCCAATTATTAAATGAGAACGAGGTGAGAACGTGGAAAAAGATATCGAGCGTTGGTTGGGAAATCAACTCAAAAATCTGGGGTGCATATATATGAAATTCGTATCACCCGGAAATGATGGCGTGCCTGATCGGATTGTAGTACTCCCTGGAGGCAGTGTTATCTTCATTGAGTTAAAAGCTACAACAGGAAAGTTAATGGCTATTCAACGAGTTCAGATTTCACGATTACGAAAGCAAGGTGCCATAGTATTTGTCCTAACCGGTAAGCTAGACGCTAAGTTATTTTTAGACGATATAGAAAGGGTAATTCATGGACTTTCATCCACATGAGTACCAAGAGATTGCTATCCAGCGGATAATTGACCATTCGCACTACGGACTCTTATTAGACATGGGTTTAGGGAAGACAATCTCCACGTTAATCGCGATAGAGAAACTCATATACGATAGCTTCACTATAAAAAAAGTGTTACTCATCGCACCTAAAAAAGTAGCAGAATCTACCTGGGCGCAAGAAACACAAAAGTGGAGTGCTACAAGATGTCTGACAGTGGCCAAAGTATTGGGTTCTGAAAAAGAACGCATACAAGCACTTAATAGTGAGTCTGACATTTATGTAATAAATCGTGAGAACGTGCAGTGGCTATATGATTACTATTTTGGAAAACCGAAAAAGAAATTCCCTTTTGACATGTTAGTGATCGATGAAAGTTCTTCTTTTAAGAACCCACAGGCTAAGCGATTTAAGGCGATACGAAAACTTCGGCCATTGTTTAAACGGATTGTCATACTAACAGGCACACCGGCACCGAATACCTTACTTGATATTTGGGCGCAAATGTATCTCTTGGATGGCGGTGAACGATTAGGTAGGACTATTACCGAATATCGTACCCGATACTTTACACCGGACAAAACAAATGGACACGTCGTGTATAGCTACCGACTACTGCCAGGAGGTGATAAGGCGATATTCAGTAAGATGCAAGATATCTGCATGAGCTTAAAAGCGAAAGATTATCTTACTTTACCTGAACGTATCGAAAACGTTATCACAGTCGAGATGAGCCCCAAAGAATGGGAACTCTATAAACAGATGGAACGTGAGCACGTGCTAAGTATCGTAGATGATGACGACGTGAGCGCACTTAATGCGGCAGCACTCGCCGGTAAATTGTTACAACTGGCAAATGGATCCATTTATAACGATGATGGTGAAATCGTAGTCGTCCATAACGAGAAGATTGAACGATTGAAAGAATTAGTAGAAACAAATGAAGGGAAACCGATGTTAGTGTTCTACAACTTCAAACATGACCTTCAATCGATTAAAGAGGCGTTCCCGAAAGCCATTGAGTTAAAGACCGATGATGATGTAGCTGAGTGGAACAAAGGCAAAATCCAAATGTTATTGGCGCATCCCGCATCAGCTGGCTACGGATTAAACCTACAAGCCGGCGGCAATATCATCGTATGGTATGGGTTAACATGGAGCCTTGAACAATACCAACAAGCGAATGCGAGACTTCATAGACAGGGGCAAACACAGCCCGTGATTATCCATCATTTAGTTACCAAAGGCACGATGGACGAGCAAGTCATGAAAGCGTTAGAACGTAAAGAAGCGGGGCAAGATGCCCTATTAGAAGCTATTAAATATCGTAAAGAATTGTATAGAAAGGATGATTAATATGGATCAATTTATAATGGCAGGATTAATCGGGGCCATCGTGGTAATAGTGAGTTACATGACTATTCAAGCTATAGATATCGTTGATAAATATCTTGATAATCGAAAATACAAGATCTCATATGGACTGACCCCAGGTAGATTGTATGAGAGACCCAATAATCCCCCGCCGCCACCTATTAAGTTATCAGCTAATGAAGAACCAAGTCGTTATATAGCGAATGAAGAATTGAGACGTTTCGGAAAAGTAACGAATCAAATTGGGATATATACGGGTAAAGTTATAGCAGATAAATCCCCTAATCGCATAGTTAATCAAGGCGATGATATAAACCATCCAAGTCATTATACACAAGGAGATATCGAGGTTATCGATTACATCGAAGACAAGAAACTAGGGTATCGATTAGGTAATGTAGTGAAGTATGTATCCCGAGCTGGTCATAAGGACGATGCTATTAAGGATTTGAAAAAAGCCCGTTGGTATCTAAATCGGGAGATTGCAAAGAGGGAAGAACATGACAAAAGTCGAGCGACTACTAATTAACAAAGGGCGCTATCTAGATGACACGTATCATCTTGTCATGGATATAGTTAAGGTTGTAGATAATCTCAAAGATAACATTGCCGAGAGATTAGATGATGACCTGAATGATGATGCGTACGCGATGTGCGAGGAGATGTTTACCGCTGTTGAGCAATGCAAAGCAGATATGGTAGAAGCCATCGAGGATATTGTCGAACGCATGGAGGTAAATGATGCAAAAGCGTAGAAGCAGGGCAGATGTGATTGTAGGTGCCATACAGTCAGATTTAAGCCTTGCCATCATACGAGCCCGTAATAGACAACTGAGATCACATATGCTAGATGATAGAATTCGTGAAAGCGGATACATTGACGGATTACTACGAGCACAGATGATTATCAGTAAATATGGGGACTATCGCATATGATGGCTAAAGAAGAACTACAAGCAGTCCGCCATACTGAGCAGCGAATGCGTGCGTTAGAGATTCAGCTAGATGCGATTAACCGAGACTTACATTCAGAAGCTATACAGATATGTGAATCGGGAGATGCTATGCCACGAATCAGTAAGCACTTACAAGAATGTAGGGAGGAGCTGAACAGAGAATGGGATGTATTGATTGATTCTCGAAACAAGGTCAAGCAAGTCATCAACCAAATAACTGACGGACAATATAGGGATGTACTGAATCTCAGATACATTAATGCGTTGCCATGGGAGCAGATAGCTGTCGAACTAGGGTATTCGTGGCGACAAGTTCACAGACTTCACAAGAAAGCAATAGCTGAATTTGAAAAGATGGCATAGAATGGCACACTCTTAATTTAATATAATGTAAATGTAGTAGATAGCAGGCAGTGTCTGGCCCGCACAATATGTCTGCCTGCTGCACTGCCCCGGGGTAGACCTTACTTAGTTGAGGTCTACCCTTTTTCTTATTGAGTATCAATGATAATACCTAATTGAGAAAATAAAAATTTGGAAAAGGTACTCCGCGGGCGAAAAATGGCCGCTGGTCGGCTCCGCGCGATAGGTGTCTCTTTGTAGGAGAAAATTTTCTGTTGAAAGTTGAATGTCAAGAGCCAGAAAGGAGGTCGACAATGGCCGACGCAAAACCGAGAGTCAAATTCAATACCGCAGGCGATTTACTCGTATCAAGTGCTCAGCTTTGTGACCTTCTACGAGTAACTCCTGAAATTATTTCCAGGCACCATAAATCAGGGATGCCGAAAGCTGCCACAGGGTGGTGGAATCTTAGAGAGGTGCTTGCATATCTGGGACATGCAAAAGGGGATAAAGCAAAAGACCAATCTGCAGCCACTCGAAAGTTAGTTGCTGAAGCTGACTTAAAAGAGTCTAAAGCAGCGCGTGAAAAAAAGCTTCTTGAAATATTAGAGGGTGAATACATATCTCGTGCAGATGTTGCTAAGGAGTGGTCGGGGCGAGTACTTGAATTGAAGTCGTCATTTATTAAATTGGCGAAACGAATTGCAAGTGAATTTACGGATCCAGAGGCACGGGCGAATGTAGAGAAGGTGGTGAATGACGTTGTCGAAGACTACCTCGAAAGCTACGCGCGTAAAGGTGAGTACACGCCGGAAATCAAAGTCAGTCGAAAAGCAAAGTCCAAAGGTTGATTGGTTCCCTGAAGAACTTGAAGCGTTCAAACCCCCAGAACGATACACCGTATCAGAATGGGCTGACAATTTCAGGGTATTAACAAATATATCCGCAGAGCCCGGTAGGTGGAGAACCAATCGGACGCCATATCTAAAAGAGCCTATGGACAAATTCACAGACCCTCTAATTGAACAGATTGTACTGTGCTTTGGAGCGCAAATCGGTAAAACTGAAGCGGAGCTCAACATGATAGGGTATGCGTTAGACCAAACACAATCACCAGTTATGATGGTGTACCCAACAGACACTATTGCTAAATTTGCTAGTGATATGCGAGTACAGCCGATGCTTAAATCGGTTAAATCTATTAGTGATAATTTTGACGAGAATAGTAAACTGCTTGAATTGGATTTCAACAACGGCAATTATATGGTACTGGTTGGGGCGAACTCACCTAGTAGCTTATCAAGCCGGTCAATCAAGTATCTATTCTTTGATGAAATAGACAAATACCCCGCCTTTTCAGGTAAGGAAGCGGATCCAATAAAACTTGCAAAGGAACGTACTAAAACGTTCGTGGATAAGAAAATAGTAATGGTATCTACGCCTACTGTTGAGTCGGGTAATATTTGGCAGGCGCTCATGAATGCGAATGAGCGCAGGCAGTATTACGTGCCATGTCCACATTGCGGAGTGTCGCAGACCCTCAAGTTTAAGCAGATAAAATGGCCAGATGAACACAACGATAATGCGGACATGATACGTGATACAGCGTATTACGAATGTGAACATTGCGGTGGACATATCCACGATAAGCACAAAATGGAAATGTTAAGACATGGAACATGGGAAGCGGTAAATGCATCGCAAAGCAAAGTCCGCTCAATTTCGTATCACTTATCGTCGATATATTCGCCGTGGGTCACGTTCGGAGACGTTGCGTACGAGTTTAAGAATTCCAAAGGTACACCTGCCTCATTAATGAACTTCATCAACTCATGGTTAGCAGAGCCGTGGAAATCTGCGAAAACTAAAAGCACACAGAATCTAGAGTTTACGCAATCGGAAGTTCCTCGTGGTATTGTGCCACAGCATGCACCATTACTCATTGCATCCGTCGACGTGCAGCAAGATCATTTCTGGTGGAAGGTTAGAGCCTACGCTCATGGTGTATCAAGTTACTTAGTCGATTATGGTCAAGCAAGTAGTTGGGCAGACTTAACCGAGATACTTATCG